GGTGAAATCACTGCCTACTATTCCGATGCACGACTCAAAACCAATGTTGCCGCAATAACCAATGCTGTGAATGTGGTGTCGTCATTTACCGGTGTCTACTACAATGCCAACCAACTGGCCGCAGATCTCCTCGGTGATGATATCACAGTTCGCAAGATTGGTCTGTTGGCCCAGGAGGTTGAGCCTCTGCTGCCAGAAGTCATACGATCTGCACCATTTGACAGCAGCAGTGATGGCATCAGCAAGAGCGGCAACAACTACAAGACCATACAGTATGAACGCATTGTACCACTGTTGGTAGAAGCCATCAAGGAACACAGCGAAAAACTGCAAAAACTGCAGCACGAATTGGATCAGTTGAAAAACACTGTTAAACCATAAAATAATTTTGCTATCTAACCTGCCAATGGTTAAACTGTATTCAAACATTAACCATTGGCAGGCTATGAAATACACTATTATTATACCCACCTACAATCACTGCGATGACCTGCTGAAACCAGCAGTTGACAGCATTTTCAAATACACTGACATGCAGGAAGTAGAATTGATTATTTCTGCCAATGGCTGCACTGACAACACCAAGCAATACCTAGATGAACTGCGTGAAAGATTTGACAGCATTGGATTCAGCAAGAATCTCATCACATTGTGGAGTGATGATCCATTGGGCTATCCGCGGGCCAACAATGTTGCACTGCCTCTGGCCACAGCTGATCACATTGTGCTGTTGAACAACGACATAGTCCTGTTGCAGCAGTCCAAAAATCAGTGGTTGGAAATGCTGGCCAAACCTTTCTTGGACAATCCACGTTGTGGTATCTCCTGCTTGGTCAAACAGTGGGCCGCGCCAGCTGCAGCAGAATTTGCAGTATTTTTCTGCGTGATGATTTCTCGTGCGGCCTTTGACGCAGTAGGTCCACTGAACGAAACCTATGGTGCAGGAGCCGGTGAGGATGTGGAATTTTCTATAGAAGCCGTGCGTGCAGGGTTTGAGATTTGTCAGGTAGGAGAAAAAGTCGCAGGTGATAATTTCTGGACAGGCGCTTTCCCACTGTATCATCAAGGTGAAGGCACCTATCATGACAAGTTGTTGTTTCCCGACTGGGACAACATCTTCTATCGCAACGGCATTACACTCAGCAAGAAATACAACAGAGAATACTACAAGCAGGAACTCTGCAACCACTTTGAACGCAGTATATTTCTCAAGGACGAGCCAGTTGACCCTAGAGAATCACTGAGGTATCGCTGGGCCGGCTTTCAGATCACCCAAGGAACTGTGTTGGAGATAGGCTGCAGCACGGGTTTTGGCCTGCAGTTTCTCCCAGACAACATACGCTACACTGGTATAGACCACGGAGCCTTGGCTATTGAAGCAGCGCAGGAACAGCAGTGGCGGCCCCATGCGGAATTTATCTGTGCAGACATCAATCAGTTTGAACTGGGCTACTACGACACTATCATTGCATTTGAAGTAATTGAACACTTGGAAAATGGCCTAGCAGTTGTGGAAAAACTCAAACAGCACTGTGGTCTACTGTTGATCACTGTGCCATATCAGGAACCACCCGGCTATTGGGGTCAGTATCACAAGCTGCATGGCCTAGACCAAAGTCATTTTCCCGGTTTTGAGTTTGCCTGGATCAACGAAGCAGGTCTTTGGTGCCAGCAACCAGATGCCAACAGCCGTTTCAACATCATGGTCTGCAGATACCATGCAGGATAAAGTTCTCTGCTCGATCAGCACACGAGGACGCTATTTTACTACCCTGCCACTGGCTATCTCAGCAGTGATACAGCAGACACGTCGGGTGGACAAGTTGGTGATATTTGACGACAATGACGATGCACAGGATCTCCGATCGGATCCTGTTTATGCACAGCTGTTTCAGATGTTGGAAATCAAAGGCATTGCCTGGGAATGGTTATGGGCCGATAAAAAAGGTCAGCATCATAACCACCAATCAGCCAATACCATGGGCTGGACCTGGGTTTGGCGGGTAGACGACGACAATATTCCTGAACCAACTGTGCTGGAAACGCTGCTGGCATGGACCAATGACCGTGTGGGAGCAGTTGGCGGTGCAGTGCTGACACCACCTCTGCAGTTTGAAAATATCAAGGTCACCGGATCTATTGACCGTATCTATGATGAACCAAATATACAGTGGGCCACCATAACACACTGCCAGTCAGTTGACCACCTGCACTGTAGTTTTCTCTACAGGGCTGGTCAACATGACTACAATCTTGGTCTCAGCAGAGTGGCTCACAGAGAAGAAACCCTGTTTACCTATGGTCTTAAACAGCGTGGCTATGAAATACTTGCGGTGCCGGATGCAGTTACCTGGCATCTAAAAAGTCCCAGCGGTGGTATACGCAGTGAGGACAACCATGAACTGTATCAGCAGGACGAGGAAATATTTAGGAACACCTTGTATCTTAGGCATCATACCATTGTGGTGCTGAACAACGGCATGGGAGATCATTTGGTATTCAAACGAGTGCTGCCAGACATAGACAACCCTGTGGTATTTTCCTGCTATCCTGAGATTGTGCCTGGACGCAGCATACGCGAAGCCAAGGATCTATTTGGCGACATAGAACAGTTCAACATCTATAGAAAAATGGATCAATGGAAATGGACGGCCAGTCTTGAAGATGCATATAGAAAGTTATACTGCAGATGATCATAATCAGTCCCTATGCCAAGGCTCTGCCCAACGGCGGCGTTAATCCCAAAAACTATCCATTTTGGTCTGAACTGATATCTATGATATCAGAACCCATAGTACAGGTTGGTGTCCACGGCGAACAACCTTTGGTTGATGATCTACGCTTTGGCCTGTCTCTGCCAGATCTTGCGGTGTTGATAGCACAGTGCAGAACATGGATATCCTGCGACAGTTTTTTCCAACACTATTGTTGGGATCTTGGCAAACCCGGCATAGTGCTGTGGGGTCAAAGCGATCCAAACATCTATGGGCACCACAGCAACATCAATCTCCTCAAAGATCGCAGTTATCTCTACCACAATCAGTTTCTGTCCTGGGATCTTATGCCACTGCGCACAGACTGCTGGGTAGAACCTCAGACGGTGTTGACTGCCCTGCAGAGATTCTAATAAATATGGCATGAACTTAAAATTTCTCGATATCAACTATCTCCGAGCACAGGGTGTCACAACTGGGCAGGTGATAGTCGCGGGCTCGCAGCAGAATATCACCTCAAGCAGTGCTCTACAGGTAGTCAATGGCAATGTTGGCATAGGCACTTCAGCAGTGCCATCGCCGTTGACAATTGCCGGCAATCTTCAATTGGTTGGCAGCAACAGTCTAGTGATCTTCAGCAACGGCACTGCTCAGGGGTCCAGCGCTGACACTGTGGTGTTTCCCGGCAGCAGCTCTGGAGCAGTGCAATACAACAACGGTGGCAAGTTTGGTGGCAACGCGGCCAAACTCTACTGGGATGCGGTGAATCAGCGCCTTGGAGTAGGTACCAATGCTCCGCGTGCCAGTTTTCAAATAATCGACGTGGGATTTGAAAGCACCAACACCTCCACCAGTAGCGCAGCACCGGTCCTACTAGACAGTTTTCCAGTGCCTTATTTTCGCAGTTGTCACTATATCATACAGATCACTGATGAAAACAGCAGTTGGTACCAAACCAGCCAATTGATGATAATACACGACGGTTTCAACGCATTTCAGACCGAATACAACATAATCTACACCTATCAACGACTGGGCGAGTTGTCTTGTCAAATTTCAGGTGGCAATGTAGAACTGTTGTTCACTGCATTCTTTCCCAGCAACAAAAACATCAAGGTCATACGCACCAGTATAGAACCCTGAGAATGCATCACTTTGGATAAATAAACCAAAGTATTCGCACCAACACGAGAGGCCAGGAAATAATGGCAATTCAAAAAGATTTTGTAATAAGGCAGGGCCTACAGGTAGCAACCAACGTGGTGGTTGGTACCTACACATTGAATGTGGCAAATCCGCCGCTGAACGGTTTGATAGTCAGCGGCAGTGTTGGTATTGGCACCAGCAATCCAACTGCAGCGCTGCAGGTAGTTGGCAATATCAACCTCACCAACACAGCCACTACCATCAGTGGCATCAAGTTTGCCGACGGCACCTACCAAAACACCAGCGCTGCAAATTATCACAGTTTACCTGGCGGTGGCAGCGGCAGCATACAGTTCAACAGCGGCGGTTGTCCGACAAATTTCTGTGGCACCAGCCTGTTTGTTTACAAATGCGGCAGTGTTGGCATTGGGACCAGTGCTCCAGCATATGTGTTGGATGTGCGATCCAACACCAGCATGGCCAGTTTTGCCACCACGCCCAACTGTGGGGCGGATTATACTGTCCGAGTTGGCCCTGCCAATGGTTGTGCGACTATTCTAGGGTGGAATAACACACACGATTATGCATGGCTATCCACCTGTTGCCTAGCACCCTACCCATCGCTTATGGTGACCACGTGCGGCCATGTGGGGATCAATGTTAATGGAATTTGTGGAACACTACCGCAGGCCGCACTGGGTGTCAACGGCAATGCTACCATAGGCTACAGTGGTTCTGCTGCTGCTCCTGTCAACGGTCTTTTGGTACAGGGTCGTGTGGCTATCAACTCCTGCAGTCCACACTGCAATCAACTCTATGTCAATTTGGGCAGCAATCCCGGCCTGGCTATCAACAGATCCTGTGCCAACAGCAACAGTATGCTGACATTGATTGCTGACTGCACAGCACTGTTCAATATAACCAGCGTGGGCAATGTCAACACAGGTGGATGGAATGGTCAAACAGTCAACGCCAACTACGGTGGTACTGGACAGAGCACCTATGCTCTGGGCGATCTGCTGTATGCCAACGGCAGTGGTTCTATCGCCGGGCTATCGCGACTGCCACTGGGTGCAGGTGGACAGGCACTGTTGGTAGATGGGTGCACTAGCCTGCCAGTCTGGGGTTGCATTTGCGCAGCCAGTCACATCGCAGGCGTACTGCCAATCA